TGACTTCATCAAATACGGCATCACCAATGACTTGAAGCGTCGTCTCAGAGAGCATCGTCGAAACGGTAACTTCACTCTCGTCGAGACACGATACTACGAGAGTGGATACGATGCTCTTGAATGGGAACGAGAAGTCAGACGAACTCACGGTGGCAACTACATCTCCAAAGAGAGATGCCCTGATGGTTTCACAGAGACGCTGCCCACGGAAAAACTCAACGAACTCGTCCAAAACGCTTGACACAACTCACACTGCTCTGTATAATACAAAGATACGGAGCAGAAGATGGCAGACAAGATTATCATCGGCATTTGTGGTTTGATCGGATCAGGAAAAGATACCGTGGCAGACTACTTGGTCAACACTCACGAATTCAGACGCATAAGTTTTGCCGGCACTCTTAAAGACGCAGTGTCAGCAATTTTTTCCTGGGACAGAGAACTATTGGAAGGAAGAACCAAAGCATCACGAGAGTGGCGTGAGCAGGTTGATCCTTGGTGGGCACAAAAGCTCAACATGCCCAATCTAACTCCACGTTGGGTGCTTCAGTACATGGGTACCGAAGTTCTTAGAAAAGGATTTCACGACAACATTTGGATCAATAGTGTAGAACACAAGCTAATGAACTCGACAGACAACATTGTAATCTCTGATGTACGTTTCCCAAACGAAATCAAGTCAATCAAAGACGCAGGTGGGATTGTAATCAGAACTCATCGTGGTCCCGACCCAGAGTGGTATCGTTCGGCGGAGATAGTCAATCGTGGTCCAACAGAAAATCTATCATGGGCTAGCAACAAGTCGATACTGGACTCATTCAAGATTCATGCCAGTGAAATCGCCTGGATAGGTACTGACTTTGACGCTACACTTAACAATGACGGATCGATTGATGATCTTTACGCACAAGTCAGTGATCTGCTTCAAGGTCACCAGGCTTCCAAAGGGTTTGTGTTCTCTTAACTACTTCAACGCAGTTCAGGCAAACAGTGCGCAAGTTTATCAACGCACTGTTGTTCAAATTCCCATCGATATGATGCACAATTGTCTGCGAGGGATACTTTGATTTGAACCCGCATATATCACATACAGCCTTCTTTACATAGCCTTTATTTTGCCAAGATGGTTTGGATGATGATAATCTTCCGGTTTTTTTAAGTTTAAGACAGTGCTCGCATAAACTTCTATATTGAATTTTTCCTGATGGTCTAGTATAAGCAATTGCTCGGGGTCTGCCGAAGCATTTATCACATACTGGTCTATTTTCGATTTTATTCATGTTTAGTTTCTATCAAATGCCATCCAAGTTGGCGAAGACGCTCAGCTTCATCCCATAAACCTAAATCACAACAAAGAGAATACTCACTGGATTTGAATTCATCCGAATTTATCCATTCAGTGTGTATGCGTTCATAATGAATCTTCAATGAATTACTAATTTTAGCAGAAGTCATCGGTGATTGCCCGCCTCCTTCTCCTCCGTCAGTTAAATTACGCAGTATTCCGGTACCTAAATCTTTGCGACCATACCAACGTATCAACCTACGCTCAATAGCAAAAGCACCCAACTCTGTGAGATTCGCTTCGACGATTATAATTCTTTTTGAATCAGACGGTAAATTGCAAGAATGATTTTTATCCCATGCTCGTTTATTTTTGCCCTTTCCTATGTAGTACGGGGAGCCATTTTCTCTGAGATATGCGTAAACGTAGAAATTCATATAACTATTTATCACATATCTCTACGGTAGAGATCAGTTGTAGCGTCTTTTTTGAACTTCCTGATAAATATTGTTATGGAATGGTGTCGGCGTGATACCGATCCCTACATTGAATACTATAAAATTTTAGGAGAAAACAATGGCTCTAGTATCGCCTGGTGTACAAGTAACAGTTATCGATGAAAGTCAATACTTGCCCGCACCCCCAGCATCGGTTCCTCTCATTGTATTGGCTACCGCACAGAACAAAACAGATGCCTCAGGCGTAGCAATCGCCCCTGGTACATTAGCGGTCAACGCTAATAAGTTGTACGCAGTAACAAGTCAGCGTGATTTAGTTGGCTTTTTCGGCACACCGTTGTTTTACAAAACGACTGACGGTACACCAATTCAAGGATATGAACTCAACGAGTATGGTTTGCTTGCAGCTTACTCGGTACTTGGACAAAGCAATCTATGTTATGTCATTCGTGCTGATATCGATCTAGCAGCCTTAAAAGGTTCAGTAGGACGTCCATCAGCCGCTCCGAAAGACGGTTCATACTGGATGAATACCACACTAAGTACATACGGCATGTTCCAGTTCAGTCAATCTACTGGCGTGTTCACAGTACAAGCTCCTATCGTAATTGAAAATATCAATAACGTGACAGGTGGTACAGGTCAACCCATTCAATCACTGGGCAACATTGGTAGCTATGCTGTTAATCTAACTGATCAGTACGGCGCTCCATCCGCATACGGTACATACTGGTTCAAGAACTACCAGAACACATGGGTAGCAGTTGGAAGCCCAGCATGGCAAGCATCATGGCCAACGGTTCAGGGCACAGCAACTCCAGTATCAATCGGTGCTGGTAACATTATTATCAATGGCGCAACAGTAGCAGTTCCAGTGACTAACACGGTTCCAGGTCTAGTTAGTGCTATCAACGCCGCTAACATTCCTTTTGTTACTGCTGAGACAATCGACAGTCGCTTACAACTATTCATTTCAGTTGGCACAACAATGACAATCGCTGGCACAGCAGGCGTATTGAGTGATCTAGGCGTTATAGCAGGAACTTATTATGCTCCAGCACTAGTATATGGCACAAACGCACAGCAGCCCTTATGGCGCTCGACAGATGCTCAGCCACATCCAACAGGTTCAATGTGGATCAAGACAAACACACCTAACTTGGGCACAAGCATTGTCGTAGGTCGTTACAACGCACTAACAGCTACATACGCAAACAAGAACGTTCAGTTGTCAACAAGCGACTGGGTAATCAACAATATTCTTGATTCAACCGGCGGCGCAGCAATTGCAGCTAACACTGTGTATGCACAGTACGACTTCAACGGACAAGATATCGCTGCACCCCTACAGCTATTTGAACGTGCATCGATCGGCGCCAGCACATTTGTCGGCACAACTATAACACCAGTGTTTGCAAACAACGCAACATTTGAAGTGTATGTAAGTCAGCCGGCTAGCTCAGCCTTAAGCGGTCCATACACAGTGACAATGCCTGCAACTGGCACACTGGGCGCAACGCAATTTGTAACAGCATGGGCAGCAGCTGGTATTCCTAACACTACTGCAGCAGTATCAGCAACAGGAGCAATCACACTAACGCATCAAAACGGCGGCGTGATCATTCTTGACGATTCAGGCGTAACAACTCCTGCATCAGCAGTTACAGCAGCTGGCTTTACAATCAACACTAACGCTACTACACCCGACGGTTGTGTCGGCGCCAAGTGGGGCCCATTCAGCACAATCTCTTATGCTGCTCTTGCCACAACAGGCGGAACAGGCACAGGTCTAACACTGAACGCAGCAACCACTGGTTATGCACCAACATTCACAATCGCCGCACCTGGTTCAGGATACGTGGTAGGTGATTTGGTAACAGTAACAGGCGGTGGCGCACTATCAACTCCATACACAGTACAAGTTACAGCAATTGGTGGCGGCGGAATTCCATCAACAGTTATCTGGTATGCAGGCGTGTCGACACCTCAGTACTCAGTACAATTGAGTAAGTGGCAGATTTTTGAGTACACACCTAACTTGATTCCTCCAGTTGGAGCACCTACAAACAAGACACCATGGTATTACAGCGTGGTTGATCAAGTCGACATTATGACTAACGTTGCTGGTGTATGGAAAGGTTACCTAAATGTATGCTACAACTCAGCCGGTCTACCACAGGTATCAGGTGTTCCAGCAACTGATCCAAAGGGTCCGCTAGTTCGTGCTACAGCACCTACGGTACAAAGCGATAACTCGCCACTTGTATACGGCGATATCTGGATCGATGTAAGTGATCTAAATAATTACCCTGTGATCAATCGTTGGCAGAATTTCAACGGTACAGATCAGTGGGTTCTAATCAACAATACCAATAGCACAACTGAAAACGGTATCGTGTTTGCTGATGCACGTTGGGGTGATGCAGGTACAATCAATCCGATTGATGATCCGATTCCAACAATCGTGTCATTGCTAACAAGCAACTATCTTGATCTTGATGCTCCAAATGCAGAACTATATCCACAGGGTACATTGTTGTTCAACACACGTCGTAGTGGCTACAACGTAAAAGAGTACATGGTCAATTACTTCAACGGAACAACATTCCCCGATCAAACTCTTCCTGCACAAACAGACGCCTGGGTTACGGTCAGTGGTCTACAAGCAAACGGCGCACCATACATGGGCGGTCAAGCTCAGCGTGCCATGGTCGTTAAAGCTCTTAAGACAACGATTGATACAAGCACACAAATTCGTGACGAAGATACATTCTATAACTTGATAGCATGCCCTAACTATTGTGAAACACAGCCTAACATGATTACACTGAACAATGATCGCAATCAAACTGCGTACATAGTTGGTGATACTCCAATGACTCTTGCTCCTACTGGACAAACAATCATTGACTGGGCAAAGAACACTGCCGGTGCCACATCAACTAGCATACAAGGTTTAGTTACACGTGACACATATCTAGGTCTGTACTACCCAAGTGGTATTGCAAGTGATCTAACTGGAACACAAGTAGCGGTTCCTCCTAGCCACATGATCTTGTCAACAATGATTTACAACGATAAGGTTGCTTACCCATGGTTTGCTCCAGCCGGTCAGCGTCGTGGTGTTATCACTAACGCTACTAACATTGGCTACATCAACTCTAAGACAGGTTTGTTTGTTGTTGATAAGAACAATCTTGATTTGCGTAACGTTGAGTACACGAACTTCATTAACCCGATCACTCAATTCCAGAATATCGGATTGTTGAACTACGGTAACAAAAACAGCTTTGATAGCCAGAGCGCACTTGACAGAACAAACGTTGCTCGTTTGATCAACTATCTGCGCACACGTCTAGCGATTGCTGTTCGTCCGTTCTTGTTCGAGCCTAACGATGCTATCACACGCAGTCAAGTTCGTGCAATTTGTGCAACACTGCTAGCCGACGTACAAAGCAAGCGAGGCGTTTATGATTACCTAGTAATCTGCGACACTTCAAACAATACGCCAGAGCGTATTGACAGAAACGAACTATGGATTGACGTTGCGATTGAGCCAGTTAAGGCAGTCGAATTTATCTATATCCCAATTCGTATCTTGAATACTGGTGCAATTGCTTCACTGGTTACGAATGGTTAATGAAACGGTGACCGAGAAATCGGTCACTATTTCTAATGATAAATAGAATATAGGAGAAATAAAATGGCTTTCAGTTCGATTTCAAAAATGACAGTCCCATCCCCAGGAAACATACCGAATCCTCAGGGTCTGTTGATGCCGAAATTGCAATATAGATTCAGAATCTTATTTGACAATTTTGGAGTTAATCAGCCAACCACAGAATTAACAAAACAAGTTATTGACTTCTCACGTCCTAACGTAGAATTCCCAGAAATACCGATTGAGATTTACAACAGTCGTTATTATCTTGCTGGCAAACCAGCATGGCAAGCAGTCACACTCAACGTACGTGACGATGCTAGTGGTCAAGTTCAGCGTTTAGTAGGTGAGCAGATTCAGAAACAATTCGACTTCAGCGAGCAGGCATCGGCAGCTGCCGGTATCAACTACAAGTTCGGATTGAATTGTGAGATTCTAGACGGCGGTAACGGTAATTTCAATCCAAACGTACTTGAAATTTGGCAACTTTACGGTTGCTACATTGCAAGTGCTAACTACAACCAGTTGTCTTATGGCGCAAACGAGGCTGTTACCATTCAGATGAGTATCAGATTCGATAACGCTGTGCAGACTCCAACTGACAATGCTCTTGCCATTAACTTTGGTGGTGTTGGTCAGAACGTTGGTCGTAGATACGGCGTTGGTGTTAGCGGTATTGGTAATCCAGACGGTACCATTTAATAACACGACATGGCCGGACTCTTTCAACAAAATTTGCAGCCTACGACCAGAGACGGTCTTAGTTTTAAAACGTACTTTCACGCTGCGAAAATTTTTGGAAGTGCCGGCTTTGAAAATGCTCCAAAGTTTAAGTGGTTATTTCATGTTTACTTTGAAATCAACCGAGAATTTTTAAGC